CTTATATGCTTGCGGTATTGATGACGGAAAACCAGTAATAGCAAAATTTAATAATTCAGGAACAAATCAATGGGCCATAAGAATAACAGGAGATAGTTCATCAAACCACCCAGCCCGTTCAATAGTTTGTTCAGATGACGGAAGCGACTTATATGTAACTTTTTATTGTAATAATTTTGGTTCACAAAGTAACAGCTATCAAAAAGTTGGAGTTTCAAAAGTTAATAGTTCAACAGGAGCGTTAACTTGGAGCAGAATAATTACAAAACAAAACGCTAACGAACACATGGAAGGTAACTGTTTAGCAATCGATTCAAGTGGTAATTGGTATATGATTATGGAAGGACAATCAGTTGATTCATCTCTTTCACAAGGAATTATATCAGGTGATAGTAGTGGTAATTATCGTTGGGTAACAGGCATGAAAGCTAATCCATTAGCTTATGGTCAAAATGATTTAACTTATAATGATAGAGGTGATAAAAGGTGGTTAGCTGTTTCACCAGACGATACTGCTTTATTTTTTAGCACAACTTCATCAAGCACAAAAAATAGTATAAATTATAGAGGTATGGGTGTAGTTCCTTCAGACGGAACAGGAGGGGATAATTCAGATTTTGTAATAGATTCAAGTAATTTGAATTTTACGAATGTTCGTTATGCTGACCTTTCATCTTCATTGTCGCTTGAAACTGTAAGTTTAGGTACAGCAGATGCAAGCGGTAGTGTTTCAGACCGCTCTATGTCGAATAGTTCAGCATACGGAAATCAAAATTCAAGTGATTGGTTGACAACAACAAGCACAGATAAAATTAAAAATACTTTTGGTAATCCATACACAGGAAACTTTTAATAGGAGATACTAATGAGAGAACAAGAAGGATTTTACAATACAAAAGAAAACATAGTTTATTGGAGTATTAAAGACTTACAAAAAGCATATCCTGAAGTTTCTTTTACAGACGATACAAGCACAATAGATATTGAAAATATTGAACCATTAATAATCTCTTATATTCCAGATGATGAATATGTGCATGATGAATTAAAAAGTGTTGTTTTTGTAGGGCCTAAAGATATAGACGGCAAATTAACTTTAATACAAGAACTACATGATTTAACTGAAGATGAAGAAAATTTTTTAAAACTAACAAAAGAAAACAGAATTAAAGATTTTTTAAGAATAACTGAAGAATTATATGAACCAGCTACAGAATATCAAAGAAAAATAGATAATTTTGTTTATTTAACAGATGAACAAAAAGAAGAATTAAATAATAAAATTGACGAAGCGCAAAATCTTTTTGATGAAGCTAATAATAATAATTATGAAGAAACTAATAATGATGAGTGGAATACAAGAAAAACAAATTTATTAACTTTACAAAGAAAATTAGATGAAGAGCAACAGCTACAAGACTTAAATGATTTATTAGATTCAGCTAATAAAGTTGGCGTTCCAGATGAAATAGCAGACTATAAAAAATCTTTAGAAGATTTACAAAAACAAGACAAGTGGTATGCAAACACACCTATACCAACACCACCAAAACTTGATAAAGGATTTACCTATGAAATCAAAAGTTTACATGAACACATTGATTATGATGAAGAAGGTAATGAAATCACTTACGAAAAACAGGAGTAAAATATGACAACACTTTTATTAATTTTAACAAGCGTAGTAACAATAGCGTCTTTAGTATGTAGCTTTGTTCCTACAAGTCTTTTACCTGATGACGCTAAAAAAGTATTAAAGATTTTAGCTTTAAACTTTAACAATGTTCATTATGACTGTAATCACACTAAGAAAAAAAAGAGCAGTTAAATGAGCGGTCT